GCTGTTTTATTCCGCTGCCCATGTCATAGACGGACTTCCCCGTCCCGGCCATGAACTTCTGAAAGCCAGACATCCCATTGGTCGGATTGTGTGCCGCGCGGTATTCGGGAGAATTGACGTCCATTTCAGCTGGATTGTCAGCCTTGATCTTCGCGATGCGCTGCTGGCGCATGTAGTTCTTGGCGACAACGGAAGGGTCAGCCCCGTCAGGGGCCTCCAGTACTGTTCCGTCTGGCAGCTCAATTTCCATTAGCGCACCACGTTTCCATTAGCGTCCACACGTATGCGATTGGTTGGGGTTGCGTTAGTGGCTCCTGCCTTTTGACGGGCACGAGCCAGACCCTGATCGATAACGCCCTTTAGGTCTTTCAATGCGCTTTGCGCGGATTCCCAGCTCTGGGCCTTGTTGAGCCTGGCAATCGCCGCTTCAGCCTTTGCGCCCTCGACTTCCGTAATCTGACCGCCTCCCTTCAGGGTGTTGTAGGCCTCAAGGAACGTCTTTCCTTTGACCTGATCCAGATACGCCTTGGCATCAGCTCGCTTGGTTCCCGGGACAATAGGGAACGCTCCCTGAAGACCGAAGATTCTCGGCGCGCCTTCCGAATTCAGAAGCCCCTCGATTGCCTGCGAGGCTTGCTGGGCATTCATCTCCTGACGCGGGAGGTCTAACCCAGCCTCAGCGCGTGTCTTGCCTGTAGCCTCTCCTGCGGCAGAAGCGGCTGCCATTTGACTCTTGGCATTCGTTTCCGTGGACAGGTTCGACAATGGCGTCTGTGAGCCGTTGATTCTGTCCACCAGCGTGGGAACGCCATTTACAAGCGTGAGCTGAGGCGCGGTGGGCTGGCGCTTCATGTTCAGGAATTGCTTCTGCATCTCCGGGGGAAGACTCTGGAAGTATTCCCACTCCTGAACGGATGAAGGCTGTTCACTACCCTGCACGAAAGGCTGCTGCCCTACGGCATCTTTACGGGATACATACCTTGGCTTGCCATCCGGTCCCATGACCATAACCGGAGCCGAGTTGTCCTCTTCTGGCTTCTGCATCCGCTGGATCTGCGCCTGCAGGAGTTGCCGCTGCAATTCAGACTGCTGCTGCGACTGCTGATCCTGCTGATAACCGAGAACACTCTGCCCTAGCACGTTACCAACAGACTGACCGCCTCGATTGTTCGCAAGAATGCGCAGCCCTAATTGCGCAGCAGGGCTATTGAGCTTTCCAACCAGCTTGTCGGCAAAAGAACCGGTCGGCGGCGTAGCAGTAGGGATGACCGGAGGCTGAACCTGCTGCATGGGGCCGAAGATTCCGCCCCAGCTAATCTTGCTCTGCCAGTCCTGATCGCCCGGGAAGATGTTGTTAAGTATTGGCATGGATCACCCCAACAGTCCGCCAAGAGCACCACCCAGAAGCATCGGTATTCCGCCGCTGAATAACGAGCCTGCCAGCAACGCGCCGCCCGCAGCACCAGCTAATGGGTTCGAAGGAGTCTTTGTCGTCTGGCTCGATCCGTAGTCAGTGCCTCGAATCCTTCCCAGGTACTGATCCAATGCCCTTCCGGGAGCGTCGTATTGCTCTTGCGTCTTGGCCTCTTGTGCAGCGCCGACACCAGAAAGAGCGGCCGCATCCGTGTAGGCCTGATTTCCCAATGGCTGCGCATACCCGAGAGTTCCCTGCATCAGGTTTCGCTCGTTGGCGTAGTTCCCGCCATAGATCTGCGTCGCAAGATCATTGAGCTGCTGTGAACGCAAGCCCTGAGAGGCCGCTACGTTTCTTCCAGCTCCACCGAATTGGCTCGCAAGCTGATTCTGCGTTGCCAGTGCAGCTTGATTGAATGTCGAGTCCAGATAGGGATTGGACCCCAGGAATCCACCGCTCAGTGACTTCTGCACATAGTCATTCGCAGCGCCGATGGTCGGATCGCCATTGGTCGCTCGATTCTGAACCATGGTCTGTGCCTGCGATGAGGCCGGACTAAATGGCGTGACCGGACTTCCATAGCCGTACTGCCTTTGAGCCTCGCTCAATCCCTGCTGCAAATATGGGAGCTGGTACTTTGGAGGCTCCGTTGTCGTCGTCTGCTTTTGTCCGCCCTTGCTCATAGATACCTCAGTGAACCTGTCTCAGGTCCTTTTCCAAAAGAACCCCGGTTTGTTTGAACTGCGGCAGGACGCGGGACCAACCCTTTCTGCCTCTGATTTCAAGCGCAACACAGTCAATGCTGCGAGCCCACTTCTCGATCTCTCCCAGAACCTTAACCAGGCTCTCTATCCCTGAATTCCCACATGCCGCCCACACGCAGCAGATACTCCCTTTCTGCGTGGGGTAGATTTGGGTGATGACGACGGCATTGACGATTCCATCGGCCTCCGTCATCCAGAGCTGTTTATCTCCGGTGGAGATATCCCGGTACATGTCGTCCGGGGAAATCAGCATGGTTTCCGACGAAAAGCGCTCGATATGCGGCTTGGCGTGGAGCCACAATTGCTCCAGCGTGTCGAACTGAGCAGTGAAGATCATGCGCCGCCAGAAGGTGTGAACCTGAACTCCAACCCTTGGGCAGAGTTGAACGTCTCGTTGATCGTTACTCGGGCTCGGTGATATCTCGCATCGCTGCGAAAGTCGCTGAACCCGGTTCTTGCCGTAGCGGTAACTTCAGAGCTGAATGCCGCGCTGGCCGTTGAATAGTCGTCCCGCGACCCCAGCGCAATGGTGTACGCATCTGCGCCGTTAACGTAAGCCTTGACCCCATCGACGAACGATCTTCCGCCGGGGTTAAGCTCCGCCTCTGCAGTAGTCAGGATCGCCTGCAATACTGTTCCGCCTCCTGATGGATGACTGGTATTGCCCATGATTCCAAGCTTCCTCGACGCATCGAACGCCTCCATGCCAAACGTCGTGGCGTTGGAGATGTGGCTATGCGCGATGCTGTTTGCGACCGTCACGGCGCGAGCGAAGCGGTTTTCGCTGAAGTTGTAGATCAGCAGTTTCGATGGAACCCCGGAATCACCGGATACTGGGTAACTCCAGTAGATACACTTGTTGATCCAGTCGATTCCCGAATACACCCTTTCCGCATAGGTGTAGTCCACGTTGTTCGTGAAGTACCGATTGATCTTCCCATCGCCGATGTTTTCAACCTGAGAGCCATTGGTCCTGTAGAACCCGGTCAATGTGGCGAAGTAACAAACTCCACCAACCTGAACCAATGAATTGGGGTAATAGCATCCGATGCCTTCGGAGATTTCATCGAACTGGAAAACTACCGAACCACCAACATAGGTCATGCGGGTAATTCCGCCGGACTGGAAGATCAGGCCGAACTGATCTCCACTGGAGATTCCATTGACCGTTCCAAACTCGGAGCGCAGCAATTGCTCTCCAGACTGTTGGGCAATGGCCGTGGTGCTGCCAGGAGTTGGCCAGCTTCTTGGCGCATCAATTCCCGACCACTGCACCGAATGGGGTTCGGCATTGTTCCTGTCACCCAGGACAATGAACTGCCCTACCTTGGCTACTTGCTGGGATGTTGGGGCGGTTCCAGAAGTCGCCAAAGACCCAAAGGTCGTCGCAGATCCAATGGTTCTGGCTTGCGGAACACCACCATCACTTACCGCAATGATGAGGTCATCGTATTGCTCGAATCTCCAGTATGTGGCAGAGCCAAACGCTGCGGAGATCGCAGTCCAGTGCGACAACTCCTGCTTGTAAAGCTGGGTTCCTGTCCCGACGATGAATTCCGCTCCGGCAGTGGAATTAGCCCGGAACGCCCCTACAGGATTGGCGGACAATGCGGTGCCGGAAGAAGACAGATCCCTGAAAGGCTCGTAGTGCCCGTTGGTCGGGATGACGTTCTTGGCTTCGATCAATCCTGGGTTATCAAGGTCCGGCAGGTCAGGCAGCCATTCCTTGAAGACGATATTCACGCCACCACCGTATTAGGTGCAGATCCAGAATAGTCTTCCTCGCGCATCTGCGTCCGATAGGCATCAAGCGCTGAGTCATAGAACGCCTTCCACGTCAGCAGACGTTCGTCGTGCTTGATGAATACCTCGGCTTCCAAAAGTGATCCGTAAAGGCACAGGTCTGGCGCATTGGTAATCAGCCAGTTAATGCCGTCTGAATCCGTTCTCAGGACCGTGGGCTTGGCGTAGTAGGTCCCGACCAGGTTGCCGGATGATCCTGCGATAGGGCCGAACTCGAAGTTACTGCCGTTCCTGG